CTCACTGTCGGCTTAGGTGTCGGGGGAGCGTCGAGGCCGAAGCCAGGATAGCTCTTGAGGCAGGCAACGCGGCAAGGGGATCTGGGGTCACCTTTTCGAGCCGCGCCATTCGTGTCTGAACCTCAGCAAGGAACTTGCGCTGCTTCAGAGCCACACCCTGTGCGGTGCGGCCCCAAAGGGCACTTCGAAGCTCCAATGCACTCACGTACATGGACTCCGGAAGGCGGACGATGATGATGGCTGTGCCTGTGAAGGTCGTGGCACTGCCAAAGAACACAAAGTCCTCCTGGTCGTCAGGAACACCTGACGGGACGCTCAGAATCGTGCGCGAAACGCCAGTGGTGGCGCCTGCGTTGACAATGGTGTCCTGCCCGAGGATCACCACCCCAGCTGAGGTGGCGGTAGCGGTGATTTCGGGGTAGGCCGGGTAGGCCATAACCGTCCCTGTCGAAACAATCGAAACAAGGTAGTCACCGGGGGGCAGTCCAACCACTGCGTTGCACAGGGTTACACCGGCTGCGACAACTGCAGACTGAGCTGTGACATAGCGACCGGAGCTAATGTCATGGTAGTCAACGGTCAAAACGGACTCTGCGTTGACAGGTTGGTAGGTATCGCCGCCTGCAGCAATAACCTCCGCAGAGACGAAGCGTGCGGCCGCTCCGGCTCCGGGAATCTCAACAGAGGTCGGTGACGAATACTCGACCTCCGCGAGAAGAAAAAGTTGGCCTGGGGCAAGGCCGCCAACGATTGCCTCGCTGGCGATCACAACGGTCCGCCCGGCGATAGTGAGACGAGCATCACTACCGTTGGGCTCTGTGAACAACTGACGCGACGGGGGCACAGAGAACGTCCCCATCGCATAGGGCTGCCAACCGTCGGCTCCAGGCTCACCCGAAACCGCAGCATCAAGCTGTTGGGCTCCGAGATTCTCCGGATCGACCGTGGGATCGGCAAAAGTACAACCAGCGATTGAGCCACTGGTCGTGGCAGGGCAGGACGGTTCGTAGATCCAAGCACCAGACTTGACCTGATACTTTTCGAACATCCGCCCATATTGGGCAAATTTGGTCCCCTCGAACACGGGGTCCAGAGGGTTAAGGAAACACTCAAAGAGCACATCGCCTTTTGCGAAAGCAGTGCTTGGAATGTCAGTGATGAGATCCATGGTCGTCACAACTAGCTTGTTGACGTTACCACGAGAGTCGTTCCCCGTGACCTTGATCGACTTCAAGCCGACCAAATTCGCGGTAGTTCCGGCGGTGGCAAGTGGGACACCTGCTGCCATAACCGGGTTGGCCGCCCCCAACGCTGCCGTCGGGGCGTGACCTTTCAGGAGAAGAGGTAGGAGTGCAGGCGCAAGGCTGACGGCGGCCTTGGTAGCACCGCCGAGAAGCGACAGGAAGGAGTTCTTCTTCTTCTTCTTGCCATTCGTCGAAGCCTTGCCAGACTTCTTGTTGGTCATGTCGCTGGCCACCTTGAGGGCCGACATGACTGCTTGCGCTTTGACCTCCTTGGAGACCTTCTTCTTTCCCATGATGTGGACAAATGATGTTTTTGGTTTTTAGTGTTTATGATGGTTTTTCTTTGAACTCAAATGATGAGTTCCTCAGCGTTGGTACTGGCTCCAGGACGCTGTGACCTAGACTGTTCATCGCTCAAGACCGGCTTCCCGTGCAGTCGTTCGGCAAATTTAGCTGAAGGAACCGGACCTCACTTTCAGCACTTAGCACGGCATTTTACTCCGACAGGAAACCGTTTTGGGAAATAACAGGAGCGACCCAGATTAATGAAGGCTCGTCGCAACACCCCGGCGCAACCGGGTTGTCTTAATGGGCGGACGAGCCTGAGGCCAGATCTCAACACGATGATTGTAACCAAGGACATATTCATCGTGGATGTCTCGCCAAACTTTGGGAAAAACCAAATGTGGAAAATTCAGCTGCTGCTTGAAGTCGCATCTCTCGATGTAGGTTTCGACCTCCAACTGCTGCTGAACTGTGACACCGTAGGCGCGAGCATATAGCTCACGGGTGCCAGCCAACGGCTCAGCAATGATGCCGTCGGGGAATTCGCCGTTGTCATAGCAACTCAATGCTTTAAGTGCCAACTCGCGCGCATACTCGTCCATGTTCTCCAGAATGCTCCTGCGAATCACCACAGAAGTCAGCTGCCCCAGAAAGACCGAGGCATACTTCCAAAGAATGGGACAATGCCCCATCTCATAACCCAAGGAAATCAGACGGAGCTTGAAGAGCTGCAAATGAACGCGCTCAGACGTGTTGACATAGCGACATGGCGTCCAACCAATTTTCGCAAGCACGGGCACGGCGTCACGAACCATCTCAAGGCATGATTCGTCGTAGATCATTCCGCAGAAGCTCGCCTCTCCAACCGTGGCTACGACATCGAGTTTACAAATGCCACCCAAGGCGGCAAAGTCATCCTTCGTCAGGTCGCGACTAGGATGCTCAAAGTGTAGGAAGTCCCAAACGGAGGAGTTGTAATGGCCGTTGCCGAGAGACGTGATCAGGTCGCCAGAATTACGAATAATAGCGATAAAACAAGACATCAACAAAGCCGCACGACCCCAACTTCCACTCCAACAGGCGTCGGAGAGCCGGCGGTATTCAACTAAGAAGTTCGCCAGCATGTAGTGGAAAAGGTCAGCGGTCAATAGTGAGGCGCATAAACGAAACGCAACCTCAAAAG